GCATGATGGCGCCGGCAATGGATCCGTTGAACTTGCCGAGGGTGTGTTGCTGCGAGTCGATCTTGCTGAACTCAAAGTTCTCGGCCACGAGTCCAACGTCATACATGATGACCATGACGCACCGGGAACCGCTGAACATCGACCAGTTGGAGTCCGTCGCCTGATCCGCCAGCGACCTCCAACCCATCGTCCTCGGAGTGCCGCGCCTCAGCCGACTCAGGTTGACACCGCATTCGTTGAGAGTCTGCGCATCGGTGTCGTTGAACGTCTGGCTCAGATCCGTCGCCCACAGCGCGACTCCGTTGGGACCGGCTGCCGGATCATTGGCGCTCAGACCGGCCGCGTCATTGCGATTGACGTTGCCTGCGATCCGGCCAGTGGGCGGGACTGTCCGCGTCGTGTCCGGCGTAACACCTGGCACGATGTCCCACGGTCCGAACATCGCGCTGAAGCGATCACCCGGCTGGCCGGTCAGAGCCACCGCCGCTGCCTTGAGAGTTGTCGCGCTGTTGGAATCAGCCGCGTCAAGAAGCGCCACCCGGCCGAAGTTGAGCGCGTGCGACATCAGAGCCAACTGAACCGTGTTCGTGGTAATGCCGGGTGCAGCCACCTGAGACACTCCGAGGTCGGCCGTGAAGTTGGCAAGGAGTGCGACGATGTCGGTGTCTAGACCGGCCGGGAGAACAGTGCTAACGTACGCGACTGCTCCACCCTCGTGAAAGAAGCTGTCAAGTGCGTCATACAGAAGTGTTCCACCCGTCCGCACACCGATGTCGCTTGTGAACTGGTCCATGTTGTAGATCTGTTCAAGTGCGATGGCATTGGTCGCATGACCAACCGCCATTAGCACTCCGGAGTCTGTGATGCCGCTAATGGATGGCGGCGACTCCACGAGGTTGACTTCATAACCGGGAAGGGTCACTGCTCATCCTCCTTGTCCTCCGTTGAATTGACCGGCATCAGCCGACCTTCGTCAATCAGGCGAGCGTTGTGGTCCTCCTCGGCTGCCTTCTTGGTCAGCGTCACTTCTTCGTTTGGGTTGACGAGCTTCCCGTCAGCCAGGACTTCGGCATGGGTGGACTCCACGGTGTACTTCATGACAGCGCCACCCGGTCAAATTCGACTCCAACCTTTGTCACATCAACCTCCTGTGGACTGGCATATGGGTCAGCTGGAACAACATCGAAGCCGTCAAACAGGCTCATCGTCCCTGAGACTGCGACGCTGAAGACCTCGCGGACCATCGCAAGGTTCCGGTCCTGAATCGACGGCAGGTCAGTGAACTGCTCTGACTCCCACTCGACACCGTTGGCCCAGTCGATGTCTTGAAGTGATATAACACCCCGTATGACTGCGCCATAGTAGCCTGCTAGATCGTTCGCGTCCGCGTGAGAAGCCGCAGAGACCACGGCTCCGATGGACGCGAGCCACCAAGCCGTCACGGTCCCGTCGCCGTCGCGTTGAGGCTTCCTACCGGGATTGGTTCCGATGGAGATCACCATGACAAGCGGCAGCGTCATCTCGGGATTGCGGCTGAAGTCCGTTCTGATGCCCCAAGCTCGCGGAGGAGGCAGCGTCTTGGGAGTGATTCCCTGGTCGCGCTCGATCTGAGCAAGCCAAGTGATGAACCACATATCCAGGTGGTCCTGGAGTCCTTGCTCAAACTGTCCGCGAGTGAACATTGTCATGTGATGATGCTTTCGACCTCGCCGGTGACGATGAACCGCTGGACCATCTTGGTCAACTCGATCCGCTCCTCAGTCGTAAGCTGGACCGGCTTCCTCGCAGGCATCCGGTGAGTGCCAGTCATGTGATAGATCGCGTATGGGACCTCAGTGCCGAACCGGAGGAAGGTGTCTGTGATCTCGCGGATCTGACCCTCGCCGCCTTCCTCGGTCAGCGAGTGGAACAGTGCCTCGGTCGCGCGGAGGATCCAAGGCTCAAGTCCTTGTCGCTTCTTTGACGCCACCGTTGTGGCCTTCAGCTTTGCCCATCCACCCGAGCCGTGCGCGCCTTCGGTCAGGAACTGGACGCGCTCGACCATGAGCAAGTCCTTGTACATCTGCTCCCAGAGCTTCTGGCCGTGGGCAGCATTCTCACCGAACCGCAGCAACGTCCGGTTCACCTGCTCCTCGCCCAGAACCTCCAATGTGAACTCGACAGGCATCAGAGTCGCCGGGTCATCCAGTAGTCGGGTGCCGGGAAGTCTATGTCAGGCGTGAAGTCCTCCTCACCAACCTCGCCTCCAGCCGACGCAACCAGGGAGTTGTAACGGGCCATGAGCTTGTCGTACATCGAGTTGACGCCAGCCGCCTGCTCAGGAAAGTAGGACATCTCAATGTTCGCAGCCGCAAGGAGTTCAACCATTCGCTTGGCTGATGAGACAAAGTCATCCGGTACCGTGTCTCCGACCTCGCCAGCGACCTCATCAACAGCCTCGTCAATAGCCGCCTGGGCCTGCTCGGGAGACACCGATGTCGTTGTGGTGAATGTCCCGAGCAGGTTGCCATACGGGTCACGCGTCCGCGCCATGAGATAGGTCACGGCCAGCTCATCAGGCGTGGGAGCGTAGTTGGACATCACTCAGCCTGGTCGATGATGTGCGTCAATCCCTTGACGACACCTTGGCGTGAGTCGCCTCCGGTCGCCTTGTCCTCAGCCTCCAGCAACCTCCGCGCGTTGTCGGCGTCACCTTCGGCTGCGTCCACAACCGTGTTGATGTTCGGGTGCGAGTCCTTGATCCACGTGACCAGTTCCTCGTCCGACATGTCCTCCACCGAGGACTCCTCGACCTCCTCGGGTTCAGCTTCGGCTGCCGCTGTCTCCAGCATCTCCTGATGGGCCGCAGCCGCGACCTCCTCAACTGCGGCTGCGGCCGTCGCCGGTAGCGGTGTCTCGTCCGTGACGAAGGCATCGAACCTGAGTCCACGCTCGATGTCTGACTCCAACTCGATGTCCACGACCTCACCCTGGTAAGCTTTGCGCTCGACGTAGATGGTCTCACCCGGCCGGACCGGGTCAGGTGTCTCCACGCTGTACGCGAAGCTCACATGTCTGATCTGGTACTCGGTCATCAGCCCGCCAATCCGGTGAACTGAATGACCGAGAACGGATTGGTCACATACATGACCGGCCGGACGGAGGACTGGACAAAGGTCTTCTCCTCCTCCGGTTCACGCCATGTCTCGGTGCCCAACGGCTTCTCCAGCCGCATCTCACCGACTTGGCCGCTGGCGACCACCGTGGCGGTGCCGGCAACCTGGCGATTGGTCGAGTACAGGTCGATGCCCATCGAGGCGAGCAAGGCCTGTAGGTTGGCAGAGCCGTAGATGGTGATGAGCTGAGCAAGCTCCTGCGGATTCAGGATCCACAGGTCAAACTTGACGCCCAACTCCTGTTGGTCCGCGATCTGCTGCGCGTACGCGAAGTCACGCGCCGGGTACTGACTTGCCGAGCTTGCAGTGGTCCCGGCCGTGACGACTGCCTGCCAGTTCCGGCCGACCACGGTCTGCGCGTACTCCGTGACCGCTGCGTTGAGGACGCCGACCGCAATGCGGTTGATCTTGAGGACCATGACGTTGGACAACTGCCGCATCTGATTGGTGAACGCCGTGACATCGTTGCGGTCACGCGCCTCGTCCGTGATGAACACCTTGCCACCGTACTTCTCGACCTCGGCAACGCGAGGACGCAGGCGCGGGCTGGTGATCAGCGGGAACTCAGCCCCAGGTGCGACCTTCTCCACGTCACGGCTTGTGTACAGCTGGTTGAGCGTGGCCTGATCGTAGACCACGGCTCCGCCAGAGACACCACCCGGTGAGGAGAAGACGCGATCAGCGATGAACCGCTGAAGGGTCAAGTCCATGATCATCTGCGTGATCCGCGTCGGCTGTTGGAGCATGAGGTCCACGGTGATCAGGGTGCCGCTGATTGTCGGTGCCGCAAGCGGGTGCGCCGCTGGCGTCATCGACGGCGTGTACAGCGGTGCTGCAGGGAATGAGGGCATTGCCCTTACAGCTTCGCCAGCCCGAGCGATTCCAGGCTGACCGACGACACCGAGGTCATCGAGGTTGGTGATTCTTCCCGACATGTTGGACTGATCTCCTCTCAGTACAGGCTGATCTGGGCGTCGGCACCGACAGCGCAGCCGGTCAAGGCGAACCCAACCGCCACGCCAGCCGCGTGAGGAACTGCGCCCTGGGCAGGTCCAACCTCGACCTCCTGGAACGCATTGAGCGCAGCACCGGCCGTGACAGGCACGACCATCTTGCTGCCCCTGATGACTTCGATGTGACCGCCTGACGCGCCATCGTATCCGGCCACGCCGAAGATCCGGCCGGCAGCCGTCGCCGGTGCGATGTTCGGTGCGCCCTTGTCAGCCGGGATCGCCGTCTGGGTGGGGTCGAAGGTTCCACCGGACCTGTTGCCGCTGATCATCACAAACGTCTTGCCTGTGATAGCAGCGGTGCAGTAGCCGGTGATATGGTCGCCGTCCTCATAGAACGGGATGCACTCGTTGGTTGCCATCACGACTCCTGAGTGATTGTGTTTTGATGCTGACGGTGAAGCTCCGGCAGCCATGACGCCGGGTACGCCTCGCCACCACCGGCCGATGCCTCGGTGCCGCCAGCGGATCCGCGAGCCACGACCGGGATCAGACCCTCAGGCATCGAGTCGATGGCCGCCTTGATGCCCTCCGGATCCTTGTCCCACGCCTCGGTCCAGTGCTTGAGCCGAGCCGGTGGGAACTTGCCGGCATTCACAGCAGCCATGAGGAAGACATCCCGGTCAGATGCCTGCTGGCGAGCGTACGCCTGGACACCGAGCGTGGCGTTGGCCTGAAGCTGAGCCAACGCTGCGGCGTCCACCAGGACGGCTCCGCTGGCCTGAGTCTCGCCACCGGACTCCTCGCCACCTTCCTCCTCGCCGTTGCCGTTGCCGTTGCCGCCTTCCTCACCACCTTCTTCGCCGGACTCCTCACCACCTTCTTGAGTCTCGGCTGCTGCGGCCAGCGCGGCATTGACCTCGTCCTCCGTTGCGTCCTCCGACAGACCGAGACTCCGACGGAGCAGTGTCCCATCGACAGTCGCTGTCGTCATGTTGACCTCCTTCTGACGCGCCACTGGGCGCGACTCGTTGCTTGAAGCAAACACGGCCGACCGTTCATGGACAGCCGCCAGAGCAGACGCTGCCACTGGCGCGTCCACGTACTCGATCTTGACCGGGATGGGATCAGCGAATGCCGCCTCATCACCGCTCAGCGTGAATGGGACTCTGTACAGACCTCCTTCGTCATCGTCAACGATCAGTTCATTGGGGTCGAGCAGAACCGCTCTCACCCACCACCAGTACCTTCCCTCATCCTGCGTCGCATAGTCGTCATAGAAGGACCGGCGCACATCTTCCAGGTTGACGCTCGCCGCCAGTGAACCGGCGATGTTCACCAGGCTGTCAGGCGGATCCTCCTTGAGCTGGTTCTTGTACATGTTCACCAACGTGGTCGCCGCAGCCTGCTTCGCGGCTGTACAACCTCCAGACACCTGACCGACATATCCAGCCGCCGAATGAACGCCGTTGCGATTGAGGGTGCCGGACGGCTCGCGGACGGGAAGGCTGTAGCGTTGTTTTGCGGTCTTGTCCTTCCATGAGTCGTTGCACTTGGCACGGTCATATACACACGCACGCGCGTACTGCGTGTCATCGTAGTCCGCGTTAGTGAAGTTGGACCACGGCGTATTTGAGACTGTCTCCGCCAAGACCTCTGATGCTTCCACGGTCACTCCTTCGGGTCCAGAATCGGACAATGCGATCTCCAAGTCATCGAGCGTGGAGACACCCGGCCAGATCACTCCGAGCAGCGCGACGGCCGACATCACAAACCGGTACTTGTGACCGGTGACTGTCTCCACGTCCCAGTTGCCTTCGATGCTGCGGTTGGGGTACGCCGTTGGCATGACGTCGGCCAGCCAGTCAGGCACGCCCACGTAGTCGCAGAGGACCGTCTGACCGTCAACCGACAGCCGAACATTGTCCGCGATCCCGAATGCCGGCTCGCCGTCGAGTGAGTTGAACCGAGGATCCGTGTGACCCAGTTTGAGCCTCGGTGAGACGATTGCCGGGTCACTCTGCGACTCCACGATGTCGATCAAATCCTCAGCCGTGAAGGTCACTGGTCCGGTGCTCGCCGGGTACTCGATCCCGGTCGTGACGATGGGGACACCCGTGATGTTCTTCATGACATCCCGTACCAATTCGACCGACTCACTTTACAAAGCATTTCCGACCTTGTTGGTAGACTTGGTTCAACCAAGTTGGTAGACTTGGTTTTGCGTTTCAGCTGTACAACCCTACAGGGTTGCCCCAATTCCCATTTCTTGATGGGCATTTCAGACCCCATGGAAAGCCTTAGAATGGCAGAGAATCATTCGTGGCACTTTTTGGCCAGAAATTGGCTCCGCAAAATTGGTGTTTTTACTCATGCCGTTTCCGCCTCGCCGTACACCGCAACGAGTGTGCCTCGGCATCGAGGTCCGCCAAGACAGTCCATGTAGCCGCCTGTCGGGTAGTCGGCTTCAGCCGCATCCAAATCAGGGTACTCGGTGCCGTCGATTGAGACGCAATTCTCACAGGTCGCGTCATCGAGAAGCTCACTGGAGTAGAATGACGCGGCTGGCCCGTCATCCATGACAGCCTTGCGCCCGGCATTCATCGCCTGCATCACCGCTCCTCCGAGTTGATCGGTGAGATAGGAGTTGCTCAACTGGCTGAGATACTCCTTCACGAAGTCCGCGACATCGGCCGGACTCGTCAGCTTCGGACCGGTCATCTGGATCGCCTTCCGGCCTGCCGCCTCCGCGAGCGAACGTGCGAGCAGAGAGTCAGTCGCTGTCGCGCGAGCTTGAAGTGACTTGAGCGTGCTGTCCATGTTCGGCATTGCGACGCTGACGCCTTGACGCTTGGCTTCGTTGATGACCTGGTACGCACCGGTCTGCGCCATCTGGACGAGGCGAGGCAGGATCGTGTCGGCATGGATCGGCGTGACTGAGAGGTCGGCCAGCTTCCCGAGGTCGCCGTCAGCCGCGATGATGTTCTCACCTATCTCGGTGACTTGCTTCTCCTGTGCCCTTGAGACCTCGGCCACTAGCTGGTCGCGCGCAGTCTTGTAGTCCTGATCCATCTGCGCGTAGTCCACCGACGCAGCGACCTCCTGCGTGTAAGGTTGACGGCGCAAGGTCCGGCTGGGCAATGGGAGGAGAGAAGCCAAGCCCACGGCCGCTGCCTCCGTCCGCTTGCGCCGTCCCTGTATCGGAGTGACTGGAGACTCCGACACAGCCGCTGGATCGCTGCCATTCTCTGATGCGTTGATGTGATGGCCTGTACGATCCGTCAGGGTCTGGGACGATTGAACAGAGACTGGCAGAGAAGGCATCGGTGTTCCGGCCGGCAGCTGCGGAGGCGCAGGAACCGGCACAGTCGGCTCCTGTTGCTTCTCTGGCGGCGCAGTCGCCTCCTCCTCAGGCTTCTCAGGCAGCAGGTACTCGCCGCGAATGAACGCCTCAAGCTCCGGATCGACCGAGACAATGCCCTGGGCGACCATAGCCACGAGGTCGGCCACGGCGAGGTCCGGCTCAGGGTTGCGCTCGTGCCCGATGCGCGGACTCGGCTCATCCTCGCCGTAGTTCCAGTTGACCCAGTCCTCGATTGCGTACATTGACGCCTGGTCCTCGATCCAGATGGCGATGGACTCCTGCGCGAGTGAGAACCAGTCCACAAAGGTCTCACCCAGTGCTCGGGATCCCGTCTTGGTCTGACCTAGCTGGAGGACCATCATCAGCAGGCTCCGCGCCATTGCCTCATCGTGATATTGAAGGGATGCGATGGTGTCAGGTATGGTGCCCGATGTGCCTACCAGGGAGAACTTGGTGCCAGACGGGACTGAGACGCCGGTCATGTCGCCAGCGCGGAAGGCCTGGGCCTGATCCTCCAGCCGCTGTATGGTCGCGCGACTCGCGCCGGGAGAAGCCTCAAACGTCGGCACTCCGAGTCCGTTGCGCTCGTGCTTCAGTGCGTCCACCCTGACGAGCCGATCCTTGATGAGCCAGTCCTTGTACATTGGCCGGAAGATCGACCGGCCGAACCAGTTGCCGCCTTCTTTGTCCCAGCTGAGCGGGACCAGCCGTGAGGCAGGGATCTCAGGCGAGTTGGGACCGATGGCCTGCTTGATCGACACCAGGTCGCCGTCCGCGCCGACGTTGACCTGCGTGACGGTCGCCGGTGGACGTGGTGCGAGGTCGCGAAGACGCCACTGGTTGTTCTTGATCGTGCCGACCATCTCAAACCAGTAGTGCCCGAAGGCCAGCGACAGCAGAGCTTGCCTCAGCCACTCACCCCAACTGAACCGGTCGCGCACCCGGCCGGACGGCTTCTCATCGTCGCCTTGGATCGGCAGATTGAAGTCCTCCGCGATCCCGGCCACGATCTCATCGCGTGCGCCATTCGGCTTGATGACCCAGTTGTATCGCCGGATCGGGAGAGTGATGCCCAGGTACAGACCGTTGACCTGCGAGTCCGTCCGCATCTGGTTGTAGGTTGTGACGCTGTTCGGCCAGACAAGCTCTGGGACGTGCTCTTGCTGGTCGATCCACGAGAACGCCGACCACGGAAGCACGCCAGCTGTGTTGACCTGTCCCAATTCCGAGGTCGGCCCAGCTGTTGCTGCTCTCACGTACTTCCGTGGTCTTGTGGCGCTCACTTCGTCGGTGCTCCAGCCGGTGCATGTCCCGGTATCGGATTGGTCGGCATGTGCGGCATGTTCGCAGCATATGAGCTAGGGTTTGGCTGGCCACTCTTGACGCCAGGGTTGCCTGGTGCGTATGGACTCGGCTGAGGGCAGCCACCCGGCTGTCCGCTGATTGTCATTTGTCTCCTCTCACGGCATTGGCTTTGTCGATCCGCCACCCGTGCCGGTCCAGGTTAGCTCCCACGTCTTGGGACCCACCCGGCCGTCCGTCTTGACCTTCTGATTGCGCTGAAAGCCTCGGCAGACAGCGTATGACTGGTCACCAAACTCGCCGTCCACTCGGATGTTCCAGCCGCGTGCCTTCATCTTGTTCTGCCAGGTCCGGACGTTGGGGTGTCGCCGGTTATGCGACCGGCCCAGGAAGTTGACCTGTAGCGTCGGGAAGGCCTGCGCCGTGTTCACGACCACCCGCTTGCCCAGCGAGCGGGCCAGGTTGTACCGGCTGCGACGGTCATCGAGTCCGTTGGTGCCTCCGTTGATGCGGCGAGTCGCGCCCAGGACGTCACCGGCGTCCGCGAAGCCGTTGAGACCGTGCGCGGCCCACCACCACGCAGACACACGGAAGGCTACACGCGGGTCAGCAGCCATCTGCGGGTTAGCCTCCAGCGGCAGGTGTAGGGCTGCACCGGCATTGCGGTAGTTGGTCCGGCCGGTGAGTTGGATCGGACCTCGACCTTTGTAGCGCACGCCGTCGCCTGGCTGTGTGTTGCCGAGGTCGCGCCGTCCTTCGTACGCGGCACCGCTGGCAATCTCCTCCATGTAGCGGAGGCTGACAGACTCGTGGCCGACCTGCGCCAACCACATCGCGGAGCGCATCTCAGACGTGATGCTGAACTCGCGCATTGCCGCCTCCATCGGCGGGTGATACTGACGAGCCAGTCCGTCGCTGAGTCCGGGCATTGCCGTCTTGAAGATCGCGATGTCCATCAGGCGTCCTCGACCTGGTCGTGTTCCGGTTCCGGCTCGCCTGGGAACTGCTCGTCCAGTTCCTCCTGTGACGGCGACTCCGGAAGCTCCTCAAAGGTCTCAGCCGGATCCGGCTTGTCGTTCTCGTTCACTGGTCTCACCTTGGTGCCGCACTCAGTGCGCTCCATGCCGCGTTGCCGACATGATCGCCGTCGCGGTCCGGTAGTTTGTGCTGCGTCTTGAAGCGGCCCACGAGGTCAGCCGTGTTCACTCCATAGTCGGCGTCCACCTTGACCGTCTTGTAGCCGTGAATAAACAGCCGACACTGGACGAACAGCACCCGTTGTCCGCGCATTCCTCGCCGGACATTGTCGAACGTTGGCGGCCAGATCCCGTCGCGCCAGCGCAAATGCCACCACTCGCTTGCCGCGTCTGACCACGCCTTCGCCCAGCCGAATTGACGGCCGACCTGATCGATGGCCCACCGAGTCCACTGGTCAACATCGACGGCTGTGCCCAAGCCGTGATTTGACGTACCCGGTCGCGCGGCCAGGTTGCCTCCGCGCTGATATCGCTCCCACGCGGCCCACTGGCTCCAGACGCCTCGGCTGAGATCGCCTGGACTGCCCAGTGGCCGGTAGGAGTCGTTGGCCTTGACCGTACGGCTCCAGCGGCTGACGCACATAGCGTTCAACGCATTCCAAGCCGCAGCCGGACCCACGGCAAGTCGGCCGCCACCCGCAATCTGACGGAGTTGTCCAGCCGGAAGACGGCCGTTCTCAGCCATCGTCCTCGGCTTCCCATTCCTCAGTTGGCCGGGAGTCAACCTGCGGCGAGTCGCCTTCGTACGGGTGCGCCGGAAGGTCATCCACTGGCTCCTCCTCCGCGTCTGGCCCGAGGTCTACGTCTGCGGCTTCCACGTTGTCTTCTCCTTAGATGCGTTTGGCACCTGGTACACGCCGACTGCTGTGGCGGCACCCGAGACACCGGCGACCAAGATGGCCTTCCAGTTCCAGCCTTCACTCAGACCGGTGATCACCAGCGGGACAACAGCTCCAATGAAACCACCGACCAGCGCCTTCATGTACGGGCTTGCTTTGTCGAGGAGCTTGTTCATGAGACCTGCCGGAACACAACGGCTCCGTCCTCTGGTCGCACGAACAGCCTGCCCTCGACCTTCTCCACATCGTTGACGGACGCTAACGCACGTTGGATCCCAATGTCCAGAGGCCAGAGCCGCTCGTTGATGTCCGCGCCGATGAAGAGTGGCCGGTGCTCGCCGCTCGATCCGGCCTGGTTGCCAGGATCTTCGCTCACAATGGTCTGTCCAGGAGGTCATCGGTGATCCCGCTGTGTTTGCGCCGCTGAGGAGGCTTCCAGCTGTCGCCTCCTTCATACCAGCTCATCATGACAGCGTCGGCGCGGTCCGGACTCGGCAGCCCGCGCTTCTTCATGTCTTCCTTGCTCTCAATCTGGATGCGACCGGCCGAGTCCACCTTCCACTTGATGGACCCCAGTTGAGCCGCAAGCTCCTCGTCCTCCGGATCAAGGTCCACGACTCCTTCCTGGAACAGTTCCCGCAAAGCCCAGAATGACTCTGCTCGTCTGTTCTTGAACTTGTAAGGATTGTCAGCCGCCTCACTCGCCTGGAATGGTACAACGTTGAGTTCCTGTTCGCTGAGCCGGTCATAGACTCCTGCTCCAATGCCGATGATGTCGATCACGGCTGGAACCAAACCCTTGTGCGGCTCGATCCGGTTATGAACCTCACCCGCAAGCTCCATCGTGTCCCCAATGCCGGCTCGCGAGAACTCACGCCGGACCGTGCCGCCTCGCCGCCGATAGATGGTGGATTCATCGTTGCCCGACCTCGCAACATCGACACCGTACCGTCCTGGCTCAAACGCCGTCGAGCTAAGGTCGCGCAACTGCGCCGCCAAGATCAGGTCGGGGCTGATGAGCGTATCAGTGGCCGTCTTCGGGAACCGGCCGCGCACCTTCGACTCCCACATTGGCGAGCCGACACCCCACCGCTTGCGCCGCTCCTCGACCCACTGGCGCGACGGCAGCAGCTCAGTCAGGTACTCCGGCACTTCCTCGCCGGTGAAGTTGGGTGTGTCCAGAACGTCGATGTGGATCACATTCCAGCCGGAACCAGGAGAGCAAACCTTTGCGAACTGCGACGCCGGATCGTCAGGGTTGCCAATGGCCAAGATCCGCGCATACTGGTTGGTGGCCAGAGACTCGACCGCATCCCAGAGCCACACCGGGATCCCGGCTGCCTCGTCCAACACGATCAAGATGTACCGCGCATGAATGCCCTGGAACGCAGCCTTGGCCTGCTCGACATCCAGGTAGTCCGCAGGCTTCCGGCCAAAGGCGACAAGCTCGCCGTCCGCCAGCTTCCACTGCGGCTGGTTCCCGGTAGACACGTGTCCATTGAGGTCGAGCCTGCGATGCCAGCGGCCAACCTCCCTCCAGAGGATCGCTTCCACTTGCGGCTGCGTCGGCGCGGTCGTGACGGCGAATGCCTCGCCTTCAGGGTGTACGTCGATCCACCAGCAGACGAGTCCAGCCGCAATCAAGCTCTTGCCCGGTCCATGGCAGCTGTGTACAGCCGTATGACGGTGGTCCCGCACGCTGTTGGCGATCACGACCTGCTTCGACCAGATGAAGCCCAGGTGCTCGTGAAGCCACCGCGTTGGTTGCCTCATGTACGGATTGACCGGTGGGTCGAGAACGTCCGCGATGCGTGCTAGTCCGCTCGTCACATGTACGGCTCCGGTCTGCGACTTGGGAACATCCGCTCAGCAGCCTTGCTCCAGCGGTCCGGCTGCCCAGAGTCGCGCCAGGCAACCAGCCCTGCGACCTCGTCAGCAAGCTCCGGGTAGTCCTCAAGCAGCTGTTGGAACTGGTGCTGGTCGCCGGGCACGGCCAGCGGAGCGCGGATGCCTTGCCGGTCGATCTTGCTCATGCCGATGCCTCCACGAGTTGTAGATGGCGGCGCAGACCCTGCCCGAGCTTGCGCTGGTCCTCCTCGCTGAGTCCGGCTTCCCGCGCTGCTTCTCGCAACGCCGTCGACAGGATGTCCACCTTCGCCTCCTCGATGTCCGCACCTCGCCGGTCGATGTCGAACCGGATCATGGACTCACACAGCTGCTTCGTCACGGCGAGGCATCTCATCTCCAACTCAAACTCCGCGCACGGTACACGCTCGCCGGTGCGCGGATCCTGTAGCCAGAAGTCAGCCGGAT